GTGATGGGTGTGGAAAATTGTTGCTAGAGCCATGAGTGATGAGTTGACCTATAGAGAAGAACAAGAGACTTCCGAAAAATTATAAACTATTCATACAAACGGGAAACCACGTTAATGAATGGTTGTCACAATTTCAAGCACAAGAGATGACTAATATCCCCCCTGAAGTCATCGACCAATTGAGAAGTGAACTAAAAAAGATGAAAATCAAAAAACTCGAAGATATTACACACGCAAAGATTCGTGGACTTCTAAAAAAATTAAGACTAAGTAAATACTATGAACATGTTCCGTACATTACAAATATTTTGAATGGGATTAAGCCACCAAATATGCCACAAGAACTAGAAGAAACCCTACGAATCATGTTCAAAGATATACAAAGACCATTCGATAATAACTGCCCTACCGAAAGAAAAAACTTCCTAAGCTATTCATATGTACTCTATAAATTTTGCGAACTTTTAGGTGAAGATGCATTCCTCCAATACTTTCCACTTCTCAAATCTAAAGAGAAGTTGTACCAACAAGATGTCATTTGGAAAAAGATTTGTCATGACCTCCTATGGGAATTCATTCCAACAGTTTAAAGAATCCATATTATATTTACATAATGATAGAGTGTCCAAACTTTTCAGTGTGTCATAAAATGTATGACCCAAGATTGAAAGTATGTAGTCCATGTTTTTGGAGATTCAAAAATGAGGTACTCGAATTCAAGAATGATGAATGCCCACATTGTTTTGAAAATACAAAATGTGTCAAATTCAGAAAATGTTCACATTTTATTTGTCTCAAATGTTTCAAAAAAAATGATAAATGTGCTTTATGTTAATTACTTTCTATTTCTCAAATACTTTAGAAAAAGTTATAAATCCTAAAGTATTTTGAAAAATATATAAAGTTTAAAAGAAATAATAAATTAATACCAAATATGAAAGGTGATAAAAGATGTCCAAATTTTTTAGTGTGTCGTACAATGCGTGACCCAAGATTAGAATTATGTGGTGGATGTTATTGGAGATTTAATAATGAAATTCTAGAATTTAAAAATGATGAATGTCCAGTTTGTTTTGAAAATATGAAGTGTGTCAAATTCAGAAAATGTAGCCATTTTGTATGTATAAAATGTTATAATAAAATTGAAATATGTCCTTTGTGTAGACAGGACCCAATCGAGTTTGAAAAATTAAAAGAAAAGGGTATAAAGTTGACCTAAGTAAAATATAATTATTTCAAAAAGTATACTATATCAAAATGAACACTGAAGAAAATCAACCCTTGTTAGCACTCTATGAGCTTGAGTCCCATGTGTACCCACACCTAGAAAATATTAATCAAACGGACCCAGCTGTTCAGCATTGCATGGAACAGGCGAAGTTTCATTTGAAGACAGCCCACGAACTCCTGGAAGCAGCGGTGTTAGGTCCACAAACACAGTATGATGATGATCGCGCATTTTATCAAAAACTCGCGAGAGTTCTCCCTTTGATGGTCCTAATGCAAACTTACGAATCTCCACCTCCCGACCAGGTTGAAGAGGAAAGTTCACCAGATACGCCGTCCTCAGTTCTGTCAAGTCAAGATATTTTTGAGCCTGTAACTCCATCCCATCAGTCAGAGATTTAATAGCTTTTAGTTCTAATATTACACTATTGTCTATAATAATATCAGCTCGTAATTGCCCTACAACATGTCCTCTAAATCTAACCAAAATGTGTCGCTCTGATTCATACGGAATCTTATTCTCCCTCAATATAACTTCGACCGCGTTGTGGTACACTCTCTCACTGTACCCAGGACCCAATTCAGAATAAACTTCCCCCATCATTTTCTCAATATCATACTTCATTTATAGAGAAACTAAAATTTTCTCTATATATGTTAAGATAGTATGCCACCAGCTGGTGTACTCGGAAAACGTGGTCGCTCAAATAGTACGAGTAACCGAGCCGTGAAAGCCAGTATACGTGAAGTGAATTTACCAAAACTTCAAATTGGTACAGGTATGGGATGTCCAATTGCTGGTATGCCTCGATACATGAAAAGAGCACAAAAAACGTTCGATGAACTCGGATACGTATCTGCCTTTTTTGACTATAATGTTGCAACGAATCAATATGGTATCACCAAAAGTATCGATACCGTTGTAAAACGTCGTGGGAGTGTATACAATTTACCCAATACATTTAACGTAACAAACCAAGTCTATTTTTTCATGGTTGGTTTACGAAATAATAACCAAGGACATTCTGTGAGTGTTTTAGTCGACGCCCGTGTTCCCAGTAATAAAAGAATATGGGTCTTCGATCCTCTCGGGGAAACATCGAGGGATTCTATCTGGGGTAGGACAATGAGACAAACTGTAGTACCAATCATCAAACAATTATGGGGGGGGTCAAATACCACAGCCAGATACTATAATGGTCGTAATTTACAAGCTAATAATACTAGGGGTGTATGCTCAACATTTTACGTGACATTCATGGATATAATTCCATTTTTACTAAATGGCAGTGCGAATATTAACCAGTTGAGTGATACTGCAAGAATAAACAGTACACCAATCCGTTCTTTTTTCCTGAATTTCGCCCCTAATACAGAGGGCCGAGTCATAGTAAAAAACAAGACCCGATAAACTCTCAGTGTATATCAGGAAGTACCAATGAAATTAGCAGTCGTGCGCCCAAATATGATGTTAAGAAGACAACGAATGAAATTGTCTCATGAAGTAGTACACAATTTGAAAGAGATAAGTAAGGTATCTTCTTTCAAGCGGTGGGAATATGCAGGTGGTATCGAATACGATAATCTTAAATTTAGTACACCAACACGGATTACATACAAAAAACGAAACAAGAGTCGAAACTCGTGAAATTGAACAGGTGTGGTATTCTAAAATATCATATCATACACATCCAGGGATTGGGTATCATGAATGGACTATATGCGAAAATACACCAATATATACAACCCTCCCTAGTAATGCAGATTTTGAAGCATATATCAAGGGGTTTCCTAGAATGCAGGTAAATATAATTTGTGATTCACATGGATATTATATTATTGACGTCTTAAAATCAGTCTATAAGAGAGCATCACCCTTACCTGAAGCTGTTTATGAATATATGAGAAAGCTACGCAGTAGACCATTCATGCGCATAGGTGCATTTTCAGATGATGGTGTTGAATATTTCCATACAACTCTACAAAACTGGAAAAAGATATATGAATGAAGAAGTTAACCCAGAAATGATAGAACTATTCGGGATATCGATTCAGTATTATGGGTATGATGATGATCCACCAAATGTTACCATCTATCGGGATATAGACGTAGCATAGAATCCTCTAATTCGTCAACTTCGTACCAAGCCCAATGACACTCAGACGAATCCTTATCTATTTTACACATATCCTGTGCTTCTTTTATCGCTTCAGTGAAACGTAAACGAAGTCTCAGATTTTCCTTGATTGGCCTCACCTCCGCGATACATGGTCGTTGGTACATACCTTCAAGGACATTCTTACGAGTCTTTGCCAGTTTTATCTTGTAAAGACTGTTTTCAGAGAAGGTTGCTACACATTTCATACTTTATGAAGGTATTAAAGTTTTAAGTATAAGGATACTTGTGCACCCATAAATTACAAACCCATTTCTCCCCGGACTTTACAGGTTGTCCACCATGTAAAGCATCGGACGTGTCTAACCCATAGTTATCCAATGTATGGAAAAAGAGTGCATCCCCAGCATTCAGTTTATATTTTTCATTTAGATTCGGGAAAGCTGTTTCACCCCCTTCGTAGTCATCATTGAGAGCTATGATGAAAGTGTACAACCTCTTGTTCTTGTCTTGATAAAAGACATCTTGGTGAGGTTTGTAGTGTCCACCCTCTGTATATCGTAGAACTTGGAGTTGTTCACAATTCTTGAATGGCCTATCCGTATGACTCACACATTTCTTTATAATCTGCCTAACAGTGTAGTCGGTATTACCACTAAGCCAAGCTGTTTCACTTTTTCGGATTCGTTCATCAACCCTTCTATCCTTGTCTACTGTGGATATATGCAACTCCTTCTTGGCTTGTTCGATGATATATTTGCGTTCCTTTTCACTCAAAAAATTTTCAATTACCACCGGTTTGGGGTAGCTGGGAAGCAGGTAGACCAATAATACAATGAGGAACAATAGAATGACCATCTTACTATACTCACACAAAAAGTTTTCTGGGAACTGCTGAGTTATATCGCTTTCGTATCACCTCGAAAGTTTTATTACTGTACTCGATAAGGTTAGTTAAAATGTCAACAATTTCATGGTACCTTTGTGGTTCAATCATGTATTGTCTGAGAAGGTCCCCACCTGTATTCGCTATCATTTCAAATATATGTGAAATATCTACGAGTTTATCCATGTACTTTTCTTGACGTTGAAGTAAAATTTTAAAATAGTCTTCAGTCATCTCATTTAGCATATAAGATATCCGAAGCTGAATATTATCGGGTGGTTGCGTATCCATGAACATTAAATCACGCTCCACTTGATATATCATCACAGCATGTCGTAGTATGGTGTTAGGTGCCCCATGTTGTCTCAATTCCTTGAAGGTAGGTATACCCCCACATGGTATGTCCCCATGTTCGCGAGACATCATAGTTTTCTTTTAAACTCTATGAAATGTGGGTTATGAATGCGCCCTTTTCTATTTGACCAGTTCTCCAATCAAATGCAGTATGACAACTTGTACACCACATCTGAGCACATCCACTCGTCTTGTAAATAACTGTACCACATTTGGGACACGACTTACTGTCCTCATTTAAAAGATTCATCGTTTCAACCGTTTGTGGGTCACATTCGTGGTCATCTGTCAGTAATTCATTACATTTCTTACAATAGTGTTTGAAACACAATCCACAGTACCATTCCTCATTAAGAAATCCTTTACATTCCTCAACTGGACACTGTCTAATAAAAGAGGACTGGTCACGACCTATAAACATGTTACCATTTGTTCGCATGTCTTCTAGATGACGCCATACATTTTCCATTTTTTTATAGAGATCTCTGATTTCCCTCGTTATTTCAACCTTTTGTTCTGGATTGGTGTTATGCATATGATGTAGTTCCAAAAGTTTAGCTCTGTGGTCATTGAGTATAATTCTTAGTTTCCTCATTTGAAGAATTCGTTCAACCTCGGGTTGTGTCTCTGGCATTCGTGCTTTTTCTCTTTCAAATAGTACGACCTCACGGTGTCGCTTGAGTTCCGTATTTCGAAAATACTTTGTACAAAATAAATCTACAAATTCACGATTCCAGAGAGTCTTACACCCCATACAGTGTGGGTCTTCAAATGAAGAAAGTATGTATCTCTGACTACAGGAGCGACAACTCGATAAATCACAAAAGGGACACTCCACTTTTTTATGATTTATCTTGTTGTGATGTTCACAGCATACGTCGCATATGGTCATTAATATAAAGGCACCTTATTTCTTTAAATTGTAATCATTTTATTGAAAATCTATAAATTGACTAATCATCTCCATCGCGTCATCTCTCTCGTACACAGTTTGTGCAAAAAAGAGAGTCATTTCCGCCTGTCCGTATGACAAGTATGTACCCCGATACTTTTCATATATACCCACGAGGTCGTCTAGGTTGTTCTCACACCATTCCTCCACATCCTTCTCCGTCAT